CATGTTAAATAGTGCTTTACAATGCCAGCCAGTCGTGCTTATATAATGTTACCGGAACGCCAAAATGGATAGCCGGATTTTATGGAGTAAGTAAAATGACAATTTCAAAAATCATCAAAGACCTCGAGACCACTGGCGCAAAGCTTGGCGTCGAGACCATCAGCGCTCTTGAGGCGGGCGGAATGAAAGCTGCCCATGCGGCCGAAGGCAAGCTAGCTGCTACCTATGCGGCCATGTATGCGGCTGGCATCCTGCCTTCAGACTATCTTTCGCACAAGAACCGCGAAAGCACTGCCAGTGCCGAGCAGTACGCCGAGCGCGGCGCGATTGCTGCCATGATTTGCTACACTGCGGCCGAGCGCGCGCAGCTTGCAGTAAAGCTGCCAAAAGATGCCACAGACGCTGAGAAGGCAGCGCGTAAAGCTTTGCAGGATCGCAAGACTGAGCTGCTCAAGACCATCCGCCGCGGGCTTACTACGCAGGACAAGCTGGCAAATCCAGAGGCGTACGGTGGCGCAGCCGAGCGCAAAGAGGCAATCGAACGTCTAGCAATCGCGATTGAGACGGCCGAGAAAATCATCCAAGGCGATGGTCTGCCAGAATGGTTTGATGCACCGGAAGCAATCGCCGATATCAAAGCGCTTCGCACCAAATACAACTTCTAATCAAAACATGTTACAGGGGCAGCCTTCGGGTTGCCCCTTTTTTTTGTGCCTAACTTTCGGGCATCTGCCCGAAACTCCTGATACCAGTAACCTGAGTAGCTCTACGCGTAACACGTTTTGGCACTGTACCACCAGTGTTGCCCATAGGATGTCACCAGATGGTATTTCGGGCAACTGCCCGAAAGTAATGATACCAGTAACCTGAGTAGCTCTACGCGTCTAAGTCATTGAAAACAAACCAATGTACCGTTTGTACCGCCAATGTACCGTTGCAAAATGGGTCTAAGTTATTGATTTTTATACTAAGTACCATTTGTACCGTTTATTTATATATATATATCTTCTTGGGATTGGAGAGAGTGAGAGGGGGTCTCTGGCCTAAAACACCCTTCATAAATCTAGATATATCATTACGGTACAAATGCTATTTCGGGACATTGGTTTAATATCAACCACTTACAGACCATAACAACGTTACATGGTGGTACATACAACTATACACCACTAAACTGAATTACTTGACATGTTACGACAATTAGTCTATACTATATGTATGGTCAATGACATGTATAGCTTGTCTTGTGACCTTCACCGAAACTTTCGGGCATCTGCCCGAATAACAAATGGAGACTATGACAATGAAGAAAGCGACCTGTTTTTCGTGTGGCAACGAGTACTCATACCGTCGCCGCCAACTAGGGTACAACTTTTGTATGGACTGTGGAGACTTCAAAGCCAAGGAGCAAAGACTTGGTTGGTGTATCGTACCACTACCCAAGCAAGGGTACACCCGCGTCACCGACAAGTCTGACTTGTTACACCTTAACCAAAAGACCCGCTAATCAACTTTCGGGCATCTGCCCGAACAACAAATGGAGACTGACTATGAATCAATTACTTGAAACCCCAACGGCCACCGCACCGTCAATAAGTTCAGCGGCAATGATCGTGGACTTCAACGCGTCTGTATGGACTGCACGTAAGAAAGACCGCAAGGCCAGTGATGATATCACTACCATGAACTATGCCGCCAAGGGTGTAGCCAATGTGTCTAAGAACTTACTAGGTGACTGTGACGAGCTAACAGCCGTCCAAAAGTTTGCCGCTAACGTTCGCAACATGCACTACAGCATGACCATGCCATGGTCCGACAATGGCTCACGCCTACTCACAACGGCTCAATACTTCAGATACAACGAGGTGATGACCGACCTACAACAAGAGTTCAACCGTCTGGTTGACGAGTTCCTTAACGTGTACGAATGGAAGATCATGCAAGCCCAAGCCAAACTGGGTGACCTGTTTAACCGTGACGAGTACCCCACGCGTGACAGCCTACAAGACAAGTTTGGTTTCCGCGTATCGTACATACCACTACCCGACAGCGGTGACTTTCGTATCGACATTGGCAACGAGGCTATGGTCACGTTGCAAACGCAGTATGAAACACACTACACAAAAGCCATACAGGCTGCGATGAATGACCTATGGCATAAGCTACACGACAACCTGACCACCTTGGCGCGTCAACTGGACGTGAACGAAGAGGGCAAGGGCAACCGTCTGTATGACAGTGTGTTTGACCGAGCCATCGAGCTGACCGAGATGTTGGGTACGTGTAACATAACACAAGATACTCAGATGGAAGCCATGCGTCGCCAACTGGAACAGGCAATACATGGGTTGAACCTTGCCCAGATCAAGAACAGCCCGACCCTGCGTGAAGATACACGCAACAAAGTAACCGCTGCTATTGCAGCCCTACCAAGTCTGGATATGTAATGAAAAACTTCCTAACATTTATCTGTGAACTAATCGCAGTCCTCGCCATATTTGGCGGGGGCTATGCCCTGCTACTTCTTGGCTATGGCCTTGGATACTAACTTTAACATTCGGGCAGATGCCCGAAACTATGGAGAATGACAATGAATAACGCACAACAAATGTATGCCCTTGATCTTGACCAGTGTGTCGCTGCAATCAAAGCGGTGGGTAACAAACGTACCATCCTTATGCAGGGTGACATCGGTAACGGTAAATCATCTACGCTGCACACCTTGGCGGCTGACCTACCTGAACACGTAGCATGTTACTTTGACTGCACCACAAAAGACTTGGGTGACTTGAACCTGCCCAACATGGCGGTGATGAACGAGCAAGGGTATGTGACCTTTGTACCTAACGAAGAACTGGGTGCACATCTGGGCAAGCCGATCATCCTTATGATTGACGAGCTAGGCAAGGCTAACCCTGCGGTCAAGAACGCACTACTACGTGTCATGCAAGAACGTACGGTGGGTAGCATCAAGCTACACCCCGATAGCATTGTGTACGCGACGACCAACAAGGGGTCCGAGGGTGTGGGTGACATGTTACTACCACATGCACGTAACCGTGTGTCCATTGTACAGGTACGCAAGACCGACCACATGGACTGGATCGCATGGGGTATCAACAACGGTATTGACCATAGCCTACTTGGTTGGGTCAAAGACAACCCGCATGTCCTCGCATCGTTTGAGGATGTGAAAGACCCTGATGAGAACCCATACATATTCCACCCCAAGCAACAACGTATGGCGTTTTGTACTCCGCGTTCGTTACACGCTGCGTCTGACATACTACACCAACGCCATGCGTTCGATGACCAGACGCTAACGGCTCTACTGATGGGTACTATCGGTGATCGTGGTGCGATGGACCTGATGGCGTTTGTCAAACTGTCGGACCAACTACCGAGCCTACAGTCTATCAAAGATGATCCGAAGAACGCCAAGGTACCAACGAGCGCAGCGGGTATATGTATGGTTGTCTATCGTACACTGGCGTCCATTGAATCTGAATGGCTCAATGCGTGGATGGACTACATGCCACGTCTGGACGTGGAAGCGCAGGGTATGTTCGCCAATGGCGTACGCGCACCCAAGTACAGCAAGCAATCAATGGTGATGCAGAACAAGAAGTTCACCACATGGGCAATGGCGAACAACTACATGTTCGCAGCAGACAAACGATAATTCGGGCAGGTGCCCGAAAGGAGAATGACAATGTTAGCAATAGGTAAACAACTTACAGAGGAACAACGGCTATCCAAAGCGGTCGTTGACATCATGCCTCACATCCCCGAGATATCGGGCCTACTAATGATCGGTGAACGTAGCATCGACGACACGGTGCCAACAGCCTGTACCAATGGACGTGATGAGTTTTACGGTAGGGCGTTCGTCGCATCTCTTAACGACGCAGAGCTACGGTTCGTTATCATACACGAAGTGTTCCACAAGATGTACCGACACTTGGTAACGTGGTCGCACCTGTGGAAGATATGTCCGCGTACCTCTAACATCTCAATGGACTATGATATCAATGGCAAGATCATGGACGAGTATGGTCAAAGTGGTTGGGTCAAGATGCCCAAGGGTGGGTGCTATGATCCCAAGTACAAGGGTTGGGGTACAGCTAAAATCTTCTGGGATATCTATGATCCTGATGCGGCCAACAATCAACCGCAAGGTGGCAAGCCTGACGATGGACACCCCGAAGGGTTCGATGAACATGACTGGGAAGGTGCACAAGACATGACGCCCGACGAACAGCGTGAGATACAACGCGAGGTGGACGAAGCCATACGCCAAGGCTCACTTGTTGCAGGTAAGATGGGCAGTGGTGGCAACCGTGACATGGAAGAACTACTAAAGCCCAAGGTGGACTGGCGTGAAGTACTACGCGAGTTCGTGCAAACAACCTGTGCAGGTAACGACTATTCGACATGGAAGAAACCTAACAGACGCTACATGGGAACTGGTATCTACATGCCGAGTGGCATCTCAGAACAAGTTGAGTGCATAGCCGAACACAACGACATGTCGGGGTCGATTGGCAAACGCGAACAACAGATAATGATTAGTGAACTGGTTGGTATCTGTGAAGCGGTCAAGCCTGACGAGTTACACGTAAGCTATTGGGACACCAAGGTGTGTGGGTATGAAAAGTATACCAACGACGAACTGCACACAGTGGCAACCAAGACAAACCCTGTGGGTGGTGGTGGCACCAACGTGTGTTGCGTACCCGAATACATGAGCGCGAACGGTATCAAGCCGCAAGCATCTATTGTGTTTACAGATGGCTACCTACACAATGGTTGGGGTACGTGGGATCATCCAGTGTTGTGGGTGATCGTGGATAACAAGAACGCCAAGCCCGATCACGGTGTGACGGTGCATGTAAAATCGGAGGACTTATGATGAACAAGGATATGATTGATTGCCCCGAATGTGGGGGTAAAGGTGAGTGCGAATACGAACGCGAGGTTCCTATGTCACACTCAAACCCATACGGTTACATAGAAGATTACATAACCGAATGTGATAACTGCCATGGCTCAGGTGAAATCGAGCGTATGGAAGATGATGAAGAGGAGGATTGGGGATGAAACCGAAAGCATTACATTTGCATAAAATTGCTGGCCTTGAGTTGATAAACGAAGAAGATCAGAAGGCAACTTGGGTGCGGTTTGGCAGGAAATATGAATACAAGTGGCGCGACAAATGGGAAGATATGGAAGAGACCAAAGCATTTTTTGATGAATACCCACCTGAAGTTGGTGATCTAGTTGTTGTTCTTCACACGGCATCAGGGTATCGCATGCTGCGTCCAGACGTAAAACCGATCATTGCAATTACAAAGCAAAAGCGGTTGGTTGTGGATCACATACATGAAGCGTGGGCGGGCAAGTCATTCTGGCGCACTGGGCAGAATTGCAAAGCCCCCAGAGGTCAATGCTGGCTGGTTCCGGCAGAGTTGTACCGTGACATTCCGATAGACCCAAAAGCATTAAAGTTAAAAACTGTTGCGCCGCCGCCATCGTTGTCAGTGTCAGAAATGGCAAAAGCATACGGTGGGGCTGACCAACTGGTAAAGGAGCTAGGGGTTTTAGCGGCGGAGTATAGCTTGACCAAAGAAGAAGCTATGGACGAGCTTAGACAAGAGCTAAAAGCAGAAGAGTATTTGCGCCGCCGTAGATGGAAGCCAGACAGCAACATTACACTTAGACAAGCAGCACAAAACCACAATCGACATTTTTTGTCTCACGGTAAAGCAGCGAAAGATGCACAAGGACGCATGGAAGGCAACATGATTGCTGCTGGTAGGCTGCGCGGAACGAGTAAGATTAAAAACAGGTTCGGAGGATAAGTCATACTGACCAGAGAATATAGGTAAATCAACTTTCGGGCATCTGCCCGAACAACAAATGGAGAAGTACAATGGCCTTATATTGGCAAAATCAAAATCTAACTACATTCGACAGAGTGGCTGCGCATTACGAATACATCAAGCCGTTACGTGGCAAGCATGCAAAAGATGATGTGCGTCCTCTTGGTGATCGTGCGCGTAGGTGGGAGCGGATCAAGAAGGTGAACAACAACTGCTACGTGCTGACAGATGGGTACCACACAGGTGATGACGTGTTTGGTGGTTGGGGTTATGGTAGCAAACCCGGAGGCAAACCTACCGAAGCAGATATTATTAACCTTTCACCAATCGTGTGGCGTAAACACAAGGACGGTACTGAGACAATCAAGGTGCGTAACGGTACAGGTCAAGGTGCGCATACCAGTCGGTATAGTTTCTTAGATAGACACTTACCCCAAGCGTTAAAGTTCATCATTCGCAACGGTAAACAATTCTTGTTGTTGAATGGAAACTCTTACTATCTTGCCAAGAGTAATATGATAGCTACGTGGGCATTGCCTGACGATACACCGAGAAATCGGTGGATTAACGACTTTACGTCTCGCGATGATGGTGTGGCGCTGACGTTCCGTATTGACAACGGTGTAATGTCTTTTGTGGATGGTGGTAAGCCGCTGCCGGTACCGCCCAAGGTTCGGGTAGACAAGGGTGCCAAGGCTAAGATGAAGGATACTATCGCTGAGTTCCGTGATTGGGCGTTCGCCATGTACCCTTTGCTACCTGTAAGAGATTATGAATACACTAATCGTATTCGGCAAGAAGTACGCTCGTTCGATATGGAAGTATTGAAAAGTTATGGGTGGGGTATACTTGATACTTTTGCAGGTAACAAAGAGGTTACACGCAACATAATAAATGATCCTAACCATGACCTGCGGTTGCACCTTATGTATGCGATCATGGGTGAGACTGACTACCACCTACGGCACATGTTTGACAGTGATGAGGAACATGTGAAAACTGTCAAAGCGCAGTTCAACCGTAAAATCAACAAAGCCTGTGGGTTTACAAAAATGGTAAAGGGGTAAGATATGAAGTCCAAACAGAGCAATCCACCAGAAAATGGGTTTGCAGATGATGTAGTTGAAGATGAAGTTGGCGTTTATTACACACGCGCTACTGAATTACACGGCTTCGGGTCACCGCTAGGTGAGCATGAAGATGGTTACAACCAAAATGAACGTCGGAAAAAAAATCGGGAGAAGAGAAATGACAATAAAACATACAACAGTGGACGCCGCTAAGACATATAGTGCTGACTATCGTGATATGCGTGAGGGCGTATCGCACGAACAACATACAAAACCTCAACTGTATGAGTTCGTTCGCGCAGTAGAAAAAACGTTACGTGTAAAGACAATACCCCGCTGTGACAAAACTGTACATGTGTACCGCGAGGGTGACCTAATGACTATGGGTTACATCGGGTATGGTGACTTTGCAACCAGTGTGCACAGCGACGATAAGTTTATTGTCTGCGCACGAGGCGTACAAAACATGAAGTACAACAGTCACACAGATCAGCACAACATGCGAATGGCAGTCAACATGGATACCGCTGTGAAACATGCTAAGAGACACATTGTACCTTACACTGTGGGTGAATGTGCTACCGCATTGGTACAAAACGTTGGGAAAGAGGTGAACACGTTCCGAAGAGCAGTGCAGACTAAGTATGACGATGCCATACAAAAAGTGGGGCTAGACTCACATTATTCAGCCAAGAGAAAAACGGCTAGAATTATGGCTGAGTTCCAATCCATGATACAGTCTGGGCATACGTTTATTGACAAGAAACTTGACGCTGATATCCGCGCTATGTTTGCGCAGCAGGAAGAAGCCAACAGGTTCAGGGATCGGGCTGTGCCTATGGACTTTGTGAACATTGCCGAGCGATGGGGTAAGCAGGTGGTTCACTGTGCGCGTATCAAAGACGTTACCATCAGTTACTCACCTGAACTAGAGCTGGTTCGGACTTATGAACCCGACGAGGTTTCGGAAGACATGCAGCACAAGTGCGCGGCTATGAGTATGTGTGAGGACGGTCACTTTGTAGAGGGTGTAGGGTACAAGGTCAATGCCAATACGTTTTACCTCTACGTGTGAGGTGTTACACTGTGACATCAACCAATGACATCACTTACAACATACAAATACACCATACCACTAAAACTATCCAAGTGGCATGTATAGGTATGAATTGTGTTGACTCAGACCTAAAAGGTTACTATATGTCTGTAGACGAGCTACCATCTTGGGTGCAGGATAAGCTATCTGTACTGATGATGTTGGACGTACCACCACCACTAAACGATGTGGATGGGGTAGGGAGCAGACTGGGGCCGTACAGGTATTGGGTCTACAAATAAATTCGGGCAGATGCCCGAAACAATGGGGCGGCATAGTTTGACCAGTATGTCGCCCCACCCACGGAACTGGTATCGGAGGGTAACATGACACCCGAAGCAAAAGTTAAAAAGAAAGTAGTGACTATGTTAAAAGACGCAGGTGCCTACTACTTCTACCCTGTAACAGGTGGTTACGGACGTAGTGGTGTGCCTGACATAGTTGCATGCCTTAGTGGTAATTTTGTAGGGATCGAATGTAAGGCGGGTAACAATAAACCCACACCCCTACAGAAAAAGAACTTAGATGAAATATTATCCGCAGGTGGTGTGGCGTTAGTTATAAACGAAAACAATATGGACGCCGTTGCGGATATAATACTAGGGAGAATTGGGCGCATATCAAAGAAAGGTCTTAGTGATGGCTAGTAAACTTACAGTTTGGTTTGGTGTGTTCGTAATATTTTTTGCGGCTAGTTTTCAAGATACTTTTGAAAACCCAATGTCAACCAGCGCATTTGTAGCTCAGATATTTTTGGTGATTACTGGCGGACTCATAATACTTTATGGGGCAAGCAAGTTAGACAGATAACCCAAGCTGTGAGTGGGTTGCGGTTTAATTGTCCCGCGAAAACCTCAGCAGTATGGGCAGAGACACTCCATACATCTCCGACGATGTTGCATAACTCTCTGTGACCATGCCGAAGAAACCGCGATATGGTTAGTCCCTGTCTTGCACGACAGGGCACCATTTTAACGGGCTGTGGGAGAAGATAATGGCTAAAAAAAGTAAAGCAGATAAGATTTGGGCTTACAAAGTAAAACACCCTGAAGCGAAAGCTACGGATATTGCGGCCGCAACTAAAACATCTGATGGGTACGTCTATCAACTTTTAAGGAAAATCGGTACACCGAAAGAAGTGTTCGAGAAGGAAGCACGTAAGGTTACACGGGCTGACATATTAGACACAGCCAAGGGTTACGTTACCAAAGATCGCGCGGCTGTTCATGGCGACATGGAAGACAACTTTAATACGATAGGTAAGTATTGGTCTGTGCATCTAGGTGTCGATATTACTTCTACTGATGTAGCTGTGATGATGAACCTATTGAAGGTCGCACGTATACGCTCCAACGAACTCAATATGGATAATTGGGAAGACGCATGTGGTTACATGGCGTGTGGTGGCGAGATAGCGAGTAAGGGCTGATGGACCTTATAACGCTAGACTTTGAAACATATTACAGCAAGGATTTTTCCTTGTCGAAGTTAACTACCGAAGCCTACATCCGTGACCCTCGTTTTGAGGTGATCGGTGTAGGTGTTAAGGTTAATAATGGAGAAACGGAGTGGGCTAGTGGAACGCATGAACAACTTAAACAGTACCTTGGAGCCTTCCACTGGGAAGAAGCTATGTTACTTTGCCATAATACTATGTTTGATGGTGCCATTCTTAGTTGGTGTTTTGATATTCGTCCTTGGGTGTATACCGATACTTTGTGTATCGCCCGCGCTCTTCATGGGACTGAAGCTCGCGCAAGTCTCGCTGCGATATCTGAAAGGTACAATCTCGGCACTAAGGGGACAGAAGTCATACACGCCCTCGGGAAAAGGCGAGAAGATTTTGAAGAGAGTGAACTAAATCGTTACGGCGACTACTGTATCAACGATGTAGAGCTTACCTATAAACTTTTTAGTGTGATGGTCCAACAGTTTCCTAAGCAAGAGTTACGTTTGATAGACGCTACTTTGCGTATGTTTACCGATCCAGTTTTGGAGTTGGACAGTAAGCTTCTTCACTCACACTTGGACGACATAAAAGAACGTAAGGAAAAACTCTTAGAAAATGCAGGGGTTACAGACAAGAAAGAACTTATGTCTAATCCTAAATTTGCAGAGTTGTTAAAAGGTTTTGGGGTCAATCCCCCTATGAAGATTAGTCCTACTACAGGTAAAGAAACATTTGCTTTCGCCAAGAGTGACGAAGAATTTAAACTCTTGTTGGAACATGAAGATGATCGTGTACAGGCATTGGTGGCAGCGCGTTTGGGTAACAAGTCTACGTTAGAAGAGACACGCACCCAAAGGTTTATCGACATTGCGGACCGTGGCCTTTTGCCTGTTCCTGTAAGATATTATGCTGCGCACACTGGACGGTGGGGTGGCGATGACAAGATTAATCTACAGAACCTACCTAGCCGTGGGCCAAATGGTAAGAAGTTAAAGTCTAGCATCATTGCCCCCGAAGGGTGTTCGTTGATTGACTGTGATAGTTCGCAAATCGAAGCGCGTGTGTTAGCGTGGCTTGCAGGGCAGGACGATCTCACCAAACAGTTTGCGGATGGTAAGGACGTTTACAAGTACATGGCGTCCAGTATCTATAACGTGCCAGTAGATGGGGTGAGCAAAGATCAAAGATTTGTGGGTAAGACTACAATTCTCGGTGCAGGGTACGGTATGGGCGCAGTCAAGTTCCAAGCACAATTACAAGGTATGGGTGTCTACATAGAGTTGGAAGAGGCTCGGCGTATTATACAAGTATACCGTGGTGCTAATGGTGAGATCAGTCAGTTGTGGCGCGATGCGAACAACATGGTGCAGTACATGCAGCGGGGCGACAGTTTGCAGTTTGGTAGAGAAGGTGTGTTGAAAGTAGATGCACCCACCAGCTCAATAATCTTACCTTCTGGCCTACCTATGTTTTATCATGGGTTGGCTGCGGAGCAGGGCGAACGAGGTCCAGAGTACACCTATGAAACCCGAAGAGGTCCGAAGAGGATATACGGCGGTAAAGTGGTGGAGAACGTGTGCCAAGCTATCGCAAGATGTATCATAGGTCATCAGATGTTACTCATTGCCAAGAGATACAAAGTAGTATTAACTGTACATGACAGTGTTATTGCTTGTGTAGTCGATGAAGAACTAGACGAAGCACAGGCGTATGTTGAAGAATGTATGCGCCAGATACCTGACTGGGCCGATGGGTTACCAATTACCTGTGAGAGTGGCACAGGCAAATCATATGGAGAGTGTGAATAATGGATGATCGACATGAGTTTATAGCCGCGGAGATAGAACGTGCCTACGTTAATGCGGACGACGATTGGAAAAAAGAATATTACCATAACGCCGCTAACTACCTAGCTAAAAACCATTATGTAGAAGGCGGTAAGATTTGCGCGTTTTGCAGGGCGCAAGGGATGGCCGACCCGCACCATCACAATGTTTGGGGTGCGATGATGGCCTCATTGCGGAAGCTAGGTTGGGTTGAGAAAGTTGGTATGGTTCAACCCACTACAAAACACACGCACATAAACCAAGTGTGCCAGTGGGAAAGTAAATTATTCCGATGACACATAAAGTATGGCCGTGGTCCTTCAGTAAGATCAAAGACTTTGAGCAATGCCCGAAGCAGTACTACCACAAACACATCTTGAAAGAGGTGCCATTTGTACAGACTGAAGCGATCCTGTATGGCAACGAGTTCCATAAGATGGCCGAAGACTTTATTGCTAAGGGTACTCCTGTGCCCGGGAAGTT